TCGAGTCGAGCGACTTAGTGGTGCTGGACGAGCCCGAGCCGAGGGCTACCCAGTTGGGAAGCCCGCTGGCCGCTGCGCCCGGGTCGAGCGCGAGGTTCGTGCGGACGTTGACCGTCCCCGAGGCCGCCTCGAAGGAGGGGTTCGTCGCAAGGTTGGTCCGAGTCTGAATGACCGTGCTCATGCGACGGCCCCCTCCTTCTGTGTTCGGTTAGGACAGCTGGCGGAGCTCCTGCCCCAGCTGCGAGGCGATCTGGCGAGGTGATGCGTTCGTGACCGCGGTGAGGTTCACGAGCACGGACGTTCCCCCGCCCCCAGCGGCCGCGGACGGCCCCGCAGAGCTCCCGGAACCGCCCGAGTGGGCCGGCGCCCGCACCGGGCCGTGCGAGCCCGGCAGAGGGGCCGTCCCGGCGTTGAGCTGCTCGAGGTAGCCGGGCCCGTACTTGTCCACGGATGCCGCCCGGATGACGTACTCGCCGTCCGAGAGCATGGCCGGGATCGAGTCGCTCGTGCTCGTGCCCGGCCCGGACACGAGCCCGCCCGGGTCACCGCCGCCGGCGAGGTAGACCGCCCCGCCGCGGGCCCGGTGGATGGGCCCACCCATGGCCCGGGCCACCGAGTGGCCGGACTTCATCGCCGTCGCCTGCGCGTTGGCGTACTGCCCCGGGTCGAGCCCGCCCTCGTTGTTCACCTGCACGTCCACCACGACGGTCTTGGTCGTGGGGATGGCGTTCACCGCGTCGGTGGTCTCCTGCGCCTTCTGCTTGGCGTAGTCGTCCATCCACGTGTGAATGTCCACGCCCGGCGGGATGCCCATGACCTGCCGTGCGAGGTCATCCGCCTTGCCGCCCGTGATGCCCATCTGGTGCCCGGCATCCACGAGGTGGTTGTAGGTGTCCGTGAGCGCCTGCTGAACCTGCTTCTCAGCGTCCACCCCGGTGCCCTTGATGCTGTTCGCGTAGTCGAGGCCAGACCGCATGACGGCCTCGTACTTGTCGTTCAGCGTCCGGCCGGCATCCGTGGTGAGGTCGAAGTCGGTCTTTTGCTTGTTCAGCGCCCCCTGCAGGCTGCCGCCCGAGGCCACCACGTCGTCCATGGCCTTCTTGGCGTCCTGCATGGCCGCGTTCGACTTGGACTGGGCATCGCGCTGATTCACCGTGGCGAGGCCGGCCTCCTCCATGCCCGAGCGCACCTTGTCGAGGTCCGTCACGAGCCCGTCAGCGGACACCCCGGCGTCGTCCAGAGACTTCTTGAGCTGCGGGGTGATGGGCTGCACCCGCCCCGCCGCGTCCGTGAACTTCTCGGTGGAGCTGGCCGCGTCCATCATCTTCTGCGGCACCTGCCCCATGGCGTAGGCCAGAAGCTCCTGCTGGGAGAGGGTCACCCCGGCCGCGGCTGCGGAGTCCTTGAGCGCCGCCGAGTAGCCCGGCATGGCGTCGAGCGCGTCCTGCGCCGACTTGCCGTTCTTCACGAACTCCTGCGCCAGCTGGTCGAAGGACTTGGCCGCCACGTCAGCGGACCCGCCCTGCACCATCTGCCCCAGCTGGTCGCCCATGGACTTGAAGCGATCCTGCAGCTGCCCCACGTCAGACTTGGCGAAGCCGAGCGACTGCCGCAGCCCGTCGAACATGTTGTTGAAGCCGCTGTAGCCGTCCTGATGGGTCAGCTGGTGCACCGCGTCATCGAGCCCGGAGACGTTCACGATGGCCAGCCCCGCCGTGGTGTCCCACTTGTCGAACTGCCGGTCGAGCTCCATCTTGCCGACCTCGGAGCCGGCCTCGGAGAAGTCCGCGAGGGCCTTCTTCATCTTGTCCGTGTCCACCGTGGCGTGCTCGGTGGTGGCCGCGAGGAGCTGCAGCCCGATGACCGCGGCGCCGGCCACGCCGGCGATGCCGCCGAGCGCCGGCAGCGCCTTGCCCACCGCCCCGCCGAAGCGGGTCATCTTGGTCGCGCCCTCCTCCGTCGCCACCTCAGCGTTGGCGAAGCCGATCTGGAACTCGGAGCCCATGGTGATGGCCGTGCGCCCCATGTCGATGAGGTTGGTCACCGCGCCCACAGCCGTCTTGCCCAGCTTGATCCCGAAGTTCACCGCCGAGATGGTGAGCGCGCCGCCGATGATGCCGGCCGCCGTGAGCAGGATCGGGTTGCCCGTCTCGAAGCCGTGGAACAGATCGGTGATGCCCGAGAGGAGACCCTGCGCCGCCGGCATGAGCTTGTTCCCCAGCTCGATGCCGAGGTTCGCGGCGGCCTGCTTGGTCATGTCCAGCTGCACGGAGAACGTCTGCTGCGTGTCCGCCCACGTGGAAATGTCCTGCCCGTTCTGCTTCTCCGCGTCGGTGATGGCCTGAATGTTCCGGGTGAAGTCATCGGCGTTGTTCATGAGGAGCATGAGCGCCGTGCGGGCGCCCGTGATCCCGCCCGCGGCCTTGGCCCACGTGCCCACGTAGGTCTGCACCGCCGGGTTGCCGGACTTGAGGAGGTCGTTGACGCCGAGGGTGTTCTTGGCCAGCCCGAGGAACTGCCCGCCGAGGGCCGCCGCCGAGCCGCCGGTGTCCTTGTAGCCCTTCTGGTAGTCCTTGAGCGTCACCGTGCCGTCGAGGAAGCCCTGCGAGAGCTTGGCGAGGTCCGGCGGCATCTGCGCCATGATCTTGTGGAGGTCCTGCGTGGCCGACGCGGACTTCTGCATGGTGGAGGAGACCACCTCGCCGTCCTTGCCCATGTGGCCGGTGATCTGCTGATTGATCATCTGCAGGGAGCCGAGCAGGCCGCGGCCGCCGTTGAGGTCACCGATGTGCGCGGAGAGGTCCTGCACGTCGATGCCGAGCTGCTGCATGGCCTTGGAGGCCACGTTGTTCGGCCGCTGCAGCTGCATGAGCATGTTGGCGAGGTTCTGGGACGCCTGCTGCGCGGACATGCCGTGCTGCGTCATCGTCGCAATGGCGCCGCCCACCTGCGCGAAGCTGATGCCCGCGGTCGAGGCGGTGGGCACGATGGCCGCCATGGACGAGGCGAAGTCCTGCATCGACGTCTTGGCCGCACCGGAGGCCGCCACGAGCCCGTTCGTGACGGAGACGGCCTGATCGGCCTTCTTCCCGTAGTCGAGCATGACGTCGGAGACGGCCTGCGTCATGGTGCCGAGGTCCACGTTCTCCGCCTTGGCGCCCTCAGCCGCGGCCTTGAGCACCTTGAGGCCATCCGCGCCCCGGTAGCCGGCCTTCTCCATGACGTACATGCCCTCGGAGAGCTGCTCGGTGGAGGTGCCCGTGCTCGCGGCGATGCCCATGATGCCGTTGCGCACGTTCTCGAGCTGCGCCTTGGACTCACCGCCAGCCGTGACGAGGAGCTCGGTGGACTTCTGGAACTTGGCCGCCTCCTCAAGCGAGGCGATGCCGATGATGCCGAAGGCCGCGATGGACACCCCGGAGACGACGTTGGCGGCCTCACCGATGGACTTGAACGCTGCCGCGTGCTTGGCCGCCATGGCCTCAGAGGCCGCGCCGGCCTTCCCGAAGGCGGCAATCTCCTCGTCCTCCGCCGTCTTGACGGCGAGGGCGGCCTCCTCCTGCGCCGTGGCCGTCGCCTTGGCCGCGGCGACCTGCTCCTCCTGCGCTGCCGTGATGGCGGCCGAGGCCTTCTCCATCGCGGCGGCCTGCTCCTCAGCGGCAGCCTGCGCCTCCGCGGCGCCCTTGGCGAGCGCCTCGTTGACGAGCTGGATGCCGCGGACCTCCTGCTCCGCCGCCGCATCCATGGCCGCGGCCACCTTCTCAGCCGCGGCCGTCTCAGCCTTGGCCGCCGCCTCAGCCGCGGCCACCTTCTCGTCAGCGGCCACCTTGGCAGCGTCAGCGGAGGTGCGCGCCGCAGCGGCCTCCTCCCGAGCGGCCGCCGCAGCGTCAGCGGCGAGCTTGCGCGCGGAGACGCCCACCCGCTCGAGCTCCGCCACGGCCTTGTGCCCGTCCGCGCGCAGCTCGAGGAGGACGGGAGGCAGGAAACCGGACATGACGGGGCCCCTCTCTCAGGGTCAGAAGCGGAGGGCCCGCGCCCACGACTGCGCCGCCATGCTGTCGAGCACGGGGCGGAGCCGCTTCACCGCGGGACCGAAGTAGGGGTAGGAGCCGGTGGGGTACAGGCCGAGCTCCACCCGGCGCCCGTACCGGGCAGAGGGCCCGACGCGCGTTGTGAACGTCGCCGGGCCCTCCATCCGTATGCCGTCCGAGTGGATGCTGCGGCGGAGGTTGCCGGTGACGACGTTGGGGTAGTTGTTCGCGTTCGGCACGTGCGGCTGCCCGCGCTTGTGCGAGCCCGAGAAATTGGCCTGCGCCTCACGGATGAGGGCCATGGAGCCCAGCTCCACCATGGAGCGCGCGGCGAGGGCGGCCTGCGCCTGCCCCCGCGTGAGGGCGGCCTGCAGGTCCCCGAAGCCGCGGAGCGTCATGCCGTTCAGCGCAGTCACCCGAGCACCACCTCTCGCGGGCCCGGGCCCGCCTCAGAGCGCTCCGCCGG